TGTTTGTCAAGAATTGCCTCTGTCTCTTGTGGCGTAAGAGGATTGACCTCAAAGATCCCAGTTTCACCCTCATGCTCAACTGTTACTGTATGCGTAGTGCGTTCCATTCGTAATTTCATATCGTCCCCATAATAGGCCCCCGAAATAATGACCGGGAAAGATCCGGGGAAGATCCTTGTCAGCGGCACCGCCTATCCCGACCAAACTTTAAAACTTAAGTAAATGTAATTGTGGCTGAATCCTCACCTGTTGAACCAATCGCAGTCAAATTACTTGTCAAACTGACCGTTGGTTTATCAGTAACAATATTAGGCACTTCAAGTTTTGTCTGCGGCAACCCGATTGTGCAAATACTCCCTGCAACTGTCCCGATTGCAATAACTGTTGCAACCGATACACCATTAAGCCCATCGTAAAACAAGCCCATATCATTTTCACGGAACAGCAAATCAATTGAACCAGAAATATCTCTTGTATCCTCAACATAATCTTCTGGATACCCTGAAGTTGTAATCTCATCGACCTGGTAAACTGCAGGGCTTGAAATAGTCAAAGAAAGCGCTTTAAGCGCGGTTGTGACGGCATCAAAAGAAATAGTTGTATTTTTGCTCTCAAGCGGGCTACTAACAGCAGTTAAGGTTTCGTCAAGATAACCAGCAATAACCGCCGCATTAGCACAAGTAACAGCTTCTGACATCGACAAAACATTACCCGAAACCGATGAAATTGTGTAACCTGCTTTGGAATTATTAGCATCGGCAATCCTGACCCGCCCGCCAGCGGTGAACTTTTGACCATCGACAACGGTGATTAGCCTGTTGCCGGTAATCGTCATTGCAACGCCATCATTCAAAGCCTTTGTTAACCCTGGAGAAGCGATTACAAGGTCATTATCACCATTTTCCGTCCACCCAGTAGTGACAAAATAAACAGTCGTATCACCAACGAAGGTGACGGTATCCCCGGCCAAACAACTGCCTTCTCCGATGTCAACATGGATTGTGGTATCACCTGTCGCATAATTTTCCGCATCGTCTACCGTGTACCCGGTTCCAGTTCCGTTCGCCGTCGCTGAAGCAGCAGAGCATGTACCAGCCCAGCCCATCTGCATAAATCCACCGGAGAAAGTTGCCATACAAGCACCCTTATTGGTAAAACTAAATGCTCCGGTGTCGACACAAGCGCCAGTCCCGAAAAACAAAGTATGTCCTTTTAACAGCCATAGTGTGAAAGATGGTTTAGTTGTTGCCTGAGAATAAGCTTCAGAAGTACCACCGGTGTTTGTCCCGATTCCCATCAAAGACTCGTAAAGCACATCAGCCATCGGGGCTGTCCCGGCTATGCCTGACGGTCTGATATAAGTTGGGATTGAAAAAGTCCCGGCTCCAACTTGATCTTGAAATCGATCGAGGATATCAAGAGAGTTCGCAATCTCTTCAGAATTAGTGTAGGTCGGTTGCTGATTTATATCAATAACCCCTGCCCCAATTACCAACTCAGCCGCCGCAGTCGGATAAACCGCCGTTCCTTTTGTCGTTTCTTTGCAACATAAACAAACCTGCTCAATTGCTAATCCTACCGTATTTGTTGCCATGATAAACTCCTAATATTCTGTAATAACTGAAAATGGTATAACTGTTTGATGGTGATACATTTGCTTAATAGAATCAACTCCGAGGTCTGAGGTATAAGGCATCATATCCCCATTCTCACAAACGATATCATCAATTTGTCTGTGCCAGAATAAAGACTCTAACAATCCGCCATAGACATCGCCCTCTTGAACACCTACGCCTAGTTTGGTAAAAATATTAATCATAAAGACACCAACGCGCTCAGCTACTCCATTAATCTCCAAGCCCCGGACAAGTCCCGGTTTAGAATAAAACTCTATATATGGTGCTGATACAGTGACATCTTTGTTAATTTCTCTGATTGGTGTAGTTGCCCAATTCTCTTCAAGAAAACGAGCTACTGATTGTTGTATTTCGTAAGGGGTCATATTACTGCTCTGTTAGCTGTCTGAATCTTGGGTCATTCTTCCGTTTAGCTTCCAACAATGCATCCCAGATCTGTCCCATGTCCATTTTAGGACCTTCAACTTCAACCTCTACAGGAACCCCACGATTTGTTATGTTGATATTAATAGACTTGTCTTCACCGTCATGTTCTTTGTCAGGCTTTGGTACTATCTCAAAAGTTGATGTTTCGGGATTGCAATAAATAGACAAGTTCAAAACCAATGGCATATTTTTTGGCTTACCACCTTTTACCGGATTAATTGAATATTCCGTAACACCGATCTCAGTACTGCCATTTATTATAAGAGAAAATTTGCCACCTTTTTCATCTTTTAGCTTTACATCATTCATTAACTAAAACCTCTGATTCCTGCTAATTCTGATTTAAAATGGGCTTCAAATTCTGCCAGACTAATCGCCACCATCCCTGCCGGGGCTTGGTCTGAGCCGTGGCCGCTTTCAAGGTATGAAATGTAATCAAGATTATTGTAAATGACTACTTGTTCATCGTTGATCGTGAATGTGAACAACCCGCTAGTTGAGTTGCCAACCATTTGCACCATGTCATTGCCAGCATAATCACCGGGAGGTAAAACTTCGTCTGAATATTCTGTGCCAATCCCCCAGCTTGCTTTTGCTCTACCAGTATCTACCGGGGTACGTTTTATGATAGCGGCGTAAAGATCGAAACAAGCCTTTTTGATAATAGCAACCACGTTCCCATCAACCTCATTACAAAGTTCCATCAGGGCGGCGGAAAACCCAGCAGCATTCTTTTGTATATCATTCATACCAGAACCCTGACTTGCAATTCATAAAGAAGAGGCACATTACCTGGTTCAATTGTTTTAACTCTTACGATTTCAAGTTGCCCCTCCCATGAGTCATCAAATGATGTATCCCATAAATCACCGAACGATGTGTCCCATGTGGCTCTCGGTAAAACAACACGATTCGATGGATTTATGCCACTCAACCCATAAGCAGGGACGATAACCATTACATCCCCTGCTCTGATAATCGTTCCGTCTATTTTATAAGTATCATAGTTTTTTTTAAGCCCGTATGTTGGCGTGTCGGTATCATCTGCAGCATCATCATAAGCAAGAGTTATAGTGCTAAATGCGCCGGGATCACCAGCTACCCTGATAAATATATCAAATCCGTCTGCAACAAAATCATTGTAAATAGAGAGCTGTTCTGCTGCCCAATTCTCAGCCATTTTATGCTTGCACCACTCTGCTATAATTTTTGGGATATGCTGATCTATAACGTGCTAAAAGAGATTTCATTTCTTTGATTGATGCAACCGCTCTATCCCGACTGGAATATTCCTTGATAATCACCCCGGCAATGTTCTTTTTAATAAGATAATCTTCAGCAGTTAATGTCGGTTGCAGAATACTTGGAGATAATACCTCAGCATAGGCTCCGACAATTTGAGCATTTTTAATATCTTCTGGTAGCTCAGTATCAAACACATAATCTTTCCAATCGGTGAGCCCGCTCAAATAATCCCAGGCCCGTTGTAACGCCGCACCCTTGGTTGTAGAAGTCTCGGCGGCCCAGGCAGTGCGGCCTCTTGCCAATAGATAGACATCAGCCTCTTCTGTGGTGGCTTGTGACCAGTCAGTAATTTCACTGTCTGGGTAGTTTGATTCTTTCCAAGTCATTGCCGACCTCGTTTGAAAAATTCTAGGTGGAGCCTGGGGACAAACCCCACCTAGAATTTAATTAATATTATTTTTCACTATGAGCAAATTACTCTAAAGGCGGTACTTCGTTGGCTATTGCACCACTACCTGAACCCATCAGAATATTCCCAGCCGCTTTTTTAAGATCAAAATCAAACCCGGTGCCGATTGCATAGGTATCGCAATCAACCGCAGTCATCAGCATGTTCCTGACCACTACCACGCTGTCTGACTCGCAATCAATGGGCATCCCAGTTGCATAAATGGTGTTGTCCCCGATGATACAGTTATATGATTCATCCTCATTCCAGTCGATGCCGATAGCAAAGCCATTGACTCTGCTGTTGGTGATTCTGGCACCATAAAAGGCATCAGTGTCATCTACGACAAATATTGCCGCAGTAGCGAAGCCAAGAGCCGAAGAAACCCGTGAGAACTCACAATTATCAACAACAAACCATCCGCTTTCTTCAACTTGCAGCCCGATTGTGGTAGCTGCTCCCGAGTCAAACAGACAGTCATGAAATTCAAGCCCGGTCTGAGTGTCAATATCAAACAAAGCCGTTGCCCCGGCGTCAGTGAACATCATATTGTAGAAATGGCAACCCATGTAATTTATGGTGTCGGGGATTATCCATGATCCGGTGACTCCTGCTTTGCCATAAGCACCATTGCTACCAACACCGATAATATCAGTTTTCTGGGCAAGCGTTACCATGTCTTCAGTGATCTCATCACCACGGACATAGATTGTATTCCTCGCGGCCCAATTGCGATTCGTAGCAATATTGGCATGACTTGCGGCCATAGCGGTTGAAAGATATTTGTAAGCAGTTGACCAAGATACCCCATCGCCAGAATCGCTGACTTTGTTCCCGTCAACATAATACACTTGCCCGCCATTTCGCTGGTTGGCAGCGTCTTTCTGCAAGTCGGTACTTACAGTGGTGCTATACAACGGCTGGTTGTATGTCGCCGCCATTGCTAAAGTGCAAAATCCCATCAGCCCGACAAAAAGCACGAGCATTAACATAATTCGTTTATTCATTTTTAGCCTCCACGGTTTTACCCGGTCGTTTAGTTTTCGATTGTTTGACTTTAGGTTCTGGCTCAGTCTCCGGTTCTGGTTTCGGCTCGGAAAACTCGGCATATTTACCCTTATCAAAATCAGCCGCATTAATGACAATAGGGCCGGATTCTGGGTCTGCTCTCAATCTAACCTTGATTGTCGGCACTACTCCCATTATAAACCTCCTAAATTTTAAAGTAGGGAGAGAGCAAACCCCTCTCCCATAAATGGTTAACCCGCTAAACGACAGGCCCTTTCGGCACTCACAAGAGTCGTACCCCAGAGACAATCAACATCCCACATGGTCATTTTATAACCACGAATCAATTCAAGACGCATGATCAACTTAGTAACAGGATCTTGAAGCACAACAGATTCCATTACGTTACCAGCCTTGCCAACACCCAAAAGCTCTTTGATCCCAGCGTCAGGTGATCTTACGGCAAGGCCAAAAGCGTCACGATGAAAAGCGAGGTTGACGACATGAGAAGCCTTAAACGTAAGCGCTGTTTCTTCGGTTGTTATCTCAACTTTAAGGGCTGGCAGAAAAGTTAAAGCTGCACCACCGGAAATATCAGCATCCGTCGAGGTGGTAACGTAAGTCTGTTCGTCACCAGCGATTGTGAAAATATCACCCTCTACAATTGTCCCCGTTCCGTTTGATGCCATAGTTATAGCCTTGACTCCAACATCATACCCATCGGCATTAGTCGTCCCACCAGATGCGGTGCCAGCGGTATGAGTCTGGATACTATCATCACCGTACCAGTCAATCCCGTAGATCCTACCCAGCTCACCAGAAGCTTTAGTCTCACCATTCCCACGCTTTTCAGCATCGCTAAAAGGAGCCAGATTGAGGGCCGCGGCTTCAGCATCATAGTCAAGAACCGCCCGCCGGTCATCACGCGGGCATAATTGTTTGTGCAGGGTTTTTCTCAGATTTGTAGCACTGGCAACTTCGACACCGGCACCAAAAGGAGTGGCACCAGCAGTTCCGACATAACCATAGATTCCAGTGTAATTATCGAGAACAGAATCATTGATTTCATTAGCAATACTTTTAAACGCTTCCCCCATCTGGAGAGGGATAAAATCTTTGTCCGCACGGATACGGCCAACTTCCTGATCGTCAAGAGCAAAATCAGCATGATACCACTGGTCAAGGGTAATCTGTGCTGTGGTGGCAGTGGAGTCTTCCGGAGCTGACGGAATAGCAGCAGGAGCTACCTCTGTGGCCGCGATAGCAGCAGAAAGAGGAATGTCGATGGTGGCACCTTTCTTTTTTGCTTCCAGAGAATAATCAGTGTTAACAAGTCGAGTCATAACGACTCGCTCACGTAATCCCATCATGCCTTTTGCAAGTATCTGGGTCAAGATTGAAGTTAATGTATTCCTCATTTCGAACCTCCGTTCGTTGTCCGGGGAAAACCCCCGAAGAAATTAAAATTATTGTCTAATTCCTTCGGGAACTTGCCTCAGACTACGGTCCGGAGGCTCAAAACACTTACTTACCTATTTGATTAAACTGCTTTCATTTTTCCGGATGCAAGATCATCAATCATGCTACCAGGAATATCTCTGCCAGAAACATTATCAATGCTAACCTGACCATGTTGCATTAAAGGAATTGAAGCGCTTCCGAGTGCCCCACTCCCTTCTGATTTCTGAAAAAGGCTAGACTTAGGAATATAGGTTTTAGTCAAATACTCGTCTAAAGTCAGGTCAGCGTCACCAGCCTCGTTTTTCTTTTTCAGACCTTTATCATCAAGAAACACAATTGTATCTGTTTCTGTGTCGATTGATGCAATCTGCTGTATATCTGCCTGGATGTATTTCATATTACCTTCGGCTGGCATGGCATGTTCTAAAACCGTCATGGCTGTCTGGTTGCCAATTTTTTCTTTGTTCCACCCTGTTTGAACATCTGCCGCCCGCTCTTTCTCAGCTTTCAAAAGGCCTGCGTGCTGCGTCTCAAGATTAGCCTTGAGAACTTTCCATTCACCAGCTTCGGCCAGACGGTTGTTTTCCAGTTCCTGCAACTTCTCAACAGATTCAGCGTATTTATCAGGATCAATATCCTTGAATTTCAAAAGCTGTTCTTGAAGCTCGGTGCGTTCTTTGGCTAGATCACGGTTGTTTGTCCTGAATTCGTCAAGCTTGTCTTTCGAGACAAAACCTTCAGGGACCCATGTACCATCCTTTTCGACATAATGTTCTTTTAACGCTTCGGGAATCTCGGATTCCTTTGTGTATAGCTTGAGCATTTTTTCCTCCGTTTCTAACCGTTAATAAAAAAGGCCCAGAAAAATACGGGAATCATTCCCGCCTTCTCAGAGCCTTAAATTGTAACCGGTCGCCCGGTCGTTAAATTGTTAAGCTATCTCATTAATCAAATATTCCACAGTGCTTTTATCGCCGTTGCAAAGGTCGTCAACCACCCATCTGATTATATCAGCAATAATATGTTTTATTTCACCCATTATTCATCCCCGCCTAAAACGCTTTCAAAAACTATGGCGTTGGTTTGGTCTGTGTTATCCCCTCAATCCCCACATATCCGCCATCTTTCCCCTTCCGCAACAGCCGCACGTCCCCGGCATCGTCTACCAAATCGGCAAACTTTATCTTTCCCTCTTGCATCAGCCGGTAACGGTTCGGCCCGACTAATCCTTTTTGAAACGCCACACCTTTTGATTTATAAAAATCCTCAAAGTTGCCGTCAAATTGCCCGGCCTTCAATATCTTCTTGCCATCTTTGGTCGTATAGGGCCGCGCCGCGTCTTTTAATTCGTCAATGTTGAGGCCTAAGTCCCGGTAACTCTTGGTTTTACACAACATAAAACATCGGCAATTTGGATGTTTTGGCGGCCTGACGTGCGGTTCGTCAAGTTTAAATACTCTTCCATCCAAAAGCCCACAAGACATGCACGTACCGCGTCCCGGCTTACTGTTAAACTCTAAAGTTGCACACCATTCTTCAGCGTCTACAATATCACTATTCGCGTCATAAACGGATTTAGCGGCTCTATTATTGGCGTCAGCAATATAGGTCCTTGTCAATGACTC